GTTGATTGGTTTGCGTTTTTTTGGTTTTTTGTCCATGTGTCAAATTGTTTGTTCACAAAATTATATTGCCGGATCCAAAGCCGCAATTGCGGTTGAAATGGTTCCTTTTACGAATGCATTCACGTCATTCAATTTGATGTAATGAACCGCACGTGCTTCCGCCAAAATTGAAACCATGTTGCGTTGGAAATCGTCATTCACATAACCAACTTGAATGTTCACGTTTTCACGCATTCTCAAATTCGCTTTTGACATGTCACCAACCAAAAATGTTCCGGCAGTCATGAATGTTGTGGAAACAACAACCAAATTCGCAACACGCATTTCACCATTCGCGGATGGATAGAAAATTGGTGTTGTGTATTCACCTTGTGTTGTTTTTGTCAATTGCATTTTCGCAACGTCAACCGGATTCAACACAACGTGTGTTGGAACGAATTTCGCCGCTTCAATTTGTGACATGGCAACGCGAATGACATCCAAAATGTTTGCCGAAATGATCGTGTTTGCAAACGTACCGGCTGAAAAGTTTTGCGCAAATGTCAAAATACCTTCCAAATCCGCACCAACACCGGTTCCATTCAAAATCGCATTGTCCATTGTTGTCAATACACCTTGAACCAAATCATTGTTGATTTCGTTTTGTACGAATGACAAATCCGCCAACATTTCTTTGGAAACTTTCACCATTCCGGCTACTTTTTTCACTTCTTTTGAAATTTCGGTGTATTTTTCTTCGTATTCCGTTTTCGCAACCGCTTCCGCTACCCATGCCGCTGATGGTTGTGATGTTTGTTGGATGTACGTCACAAATTTTGATGACGTGATTCCACGATTCACAACGTTTTGCAACAACACGATTTGACGTGCAATGCGATTCACGTTTGTGTCCAATTCCGACAACGCACGTGTTCCGGTATAGTCACCGGTGATTGTTGTGTCGGCTTTCACTTCCAAATCAAAACCACGACCGGATTTCACCGCATCGATTTTGTCGGACATGTGTTTGGTCACTTGTTCACCGATTGATTTTGTGAAACGACCATTTTCAACCGCTTTTTCGGTCATCGCTTCCATTTTTCCTTCCATTTTTGCAATGGATTTTTCAATTGCATTGGATTTTTCTTCCAATGATTTCAACGTTTCCAATTCCGATTTGATGTGATTCACATCATCCATTGATGGTGTTGATGCCATTTTTTCATTGATCAATCCGTTGATTTTTTCAACAACTTGATCCGGTGTCATTGTGTTTTCTGACATTTTTTTTGATTTTTTTTGTTTAACAATTTAGTGAATTGATAACGGATTGCCAATCGAATGGTGTTTCAATCGTTTTCGGCTCGTCAACGATCAATGAATGGTCACGAATGACCGGTTCATGAGTTGCAAGTGATGACAATTGCGCATTCAAAAATTTGATCCGCATTTCGATTTCGTGACATCGTTCATCCGATCGATTTCCATGTGACAACGATTTGACCAATGTGTCAATTTCCGTTGATATTTTGGAAACGTGTTCGAATTTGTTGCCGGATTTGATCACATCAACCACATTCGTGAATTCGTTTGCGCCGAATGTGACTGCGGATCCTTCCCACAACATGACTTCCGAAATCATCCAATATCCGCCGGATTCCAATGTGGAATCATCGATGAATTTCATTTTGTCCGGAACATATCGGAAACCGATGGAATGTTCGCGGATGATTCCATCCACGTAGTCGTTCCATGCATCGTTTCCAATTGATGAATGTCCTAATTCACCAACCGCAAACAATCCGATGTTGTCCTCACCCAATTCAACGAATTTTCCGATTTGTTTTGTCCAATCGTGATGACGTAAAAATTGGATTTTGCGGTTTGATGGTGAATCAACACCATGTTCCTTGATTGATTTTGCAAACGCACCGCGTTTGATCATGTCGAAATCCGAATCAATCACATCGAATTTTGACAAATAAATTGCAACGCGCCGGTTTTCCGAATCCAAATCTTTGATTTCGGTCACACCTTTCGTGTTGTAAATGTTCGAACCTTTCATGGTTT